TAATCATGTTTCAAAAAATAGCGAACATTCTTTCTATAGTTTCCTTTGTACTGGTGTCATCTGTCATCGGTGGAGGGTACTTTGGTTATAAATATGTAACATCAGAACAGTTTAAAACTAAGATGATGAATCAGGTTATGGGTAATGTTCAAGGACTCATGCCTAAAGTATTAGACAAAGGTTTACCAGATATGACAGGCCCATCTTTACCTACTACTCAACTTCCTAAGTTCTAATGAACTGTTATTGGTGCAAAACAGAATTAATTATAGGTGGTGACATTGATATTGAAGATGGAATGGTTGGTTATCCTGAGTTTTCGGTGATGACTAATTTATCTTGTCCTAAATGTCATTCAGAAGTAGAGGTATTGAA